TACTGAAATGGAATGTAGAGAACTGGAAAGAATGGAAAGAATGGAGGCAGGAATGAGTCAATCAATCGAATGTCCTAACTGTAAGGGAGCGGTGCCAGTGGCACTATTTGCGTCCAGGATAGGCAAGGTGAGGTCTGAGGCCAAGGCCAAGGCGTCGATCCGAAACGGTAAGAAGGGTGGGGCGCCTAAAGGGAATAGGAATTGGTCGGGGAAGGGATCAGTTGTTCAAGAATCTTGAATAGCTGAACTATCAAGGAATCCTTTACGGTTGCGTAATATAATCCGGATAATCGACGCCGGGGACGATTTTAATCCTCATGTATACAGATCGGGAGATTTGCGACACGTTCTGGCCATATGTATACAGATCGGGAAGTTATGGACACGTTTACCCGATATATCGCCAAAATGGCGCGTTCGGGAATGCCTGTTAGTTCACCTGGACTAAGCCAGATTTCACCCCGAAAAGGGTTGAAACAGCTATTTCACTCTACTCTGTAAAAGGGGGGTTTTACTCTGTTTCACCATTTCGTTCGCCTTATATATATATAATGGTGAAACAGCCACTGTTAGAGCGGGGAACCAGAAGTTCCCCCGCTACGCTGCGCTAGCGGTACCGCTCCAACCATAGTGGCTTTTCAATTACCATAAGATACTGAACAGAAAGACTTGCGCGTTTGATTAGATGCAATACTTTGATCGAAGCCAGTTCTTATGGGGTGGGTTGGGGAACTGGCTGCGACCCGGGAGGGGTGAAAGTGGTTCCCGGGCGCGGGTTTTCTTATCTACCGGGAGGACTGCATGTGCAAGAAGAAGCTAGGATCAAATCAATCATTGCCGAGAACATCAAGCTCAAGTCGGCATGCTCATCGTTTTGGAAGCTACTCAACAATTGCAACCAGAGATGTAGCGACGAGGTCGGGGAGACTGTAGTCAATGAATGCATCTGGAAACTCCAACAGCTTGCAAACTACTACGAGTCCAAAGGATCTAGCCTCTAGTCCTAGCCAACATGACCATGTTCCTGGTCATGTTCCAAAGCAGAAGAAGAGGCGTATGAAGTTACGCTTCCCCGAGAAGAAGATTGAGAAGGTGGATGAGAAGCGCCTGGATACAGAGCGCAGGCTAATGAATGAAGTTCCGAACTATATCCCGGACGTTGTCATTGGCGTCAAGGGATTCCCAAAGATTACCGACGAGCACTTAACAATTGTTGAGACAGCACTAAGCAAAGGGTTTCCGTATGCAATGATTGCGGACCTATTAGGAATCGCAAAGTCCACACTATCAAGATATCTCACCGCCAACCCCCACATCGTGGAACGCTTAAAAAAAGCGGAAGCACTGCACATCACCCGCGCATTGGAAGTCATTGACAGGGCGGCACAAAAGGGGACCTGGCAAGCGGCCGCATGGCGTATCGAACGCAGGGCCCAGGAGCATTTCGGTCAGCAGGCCAGAGTCCAGGTTGGAGGAACGATAGCCAACGTACATTTCAGCGCAGCTGACGCCGCGCTGTTAGTCAACGCGAACAAAATTAAGTACGCCGGAAAGTCAGTGTCGAAGGTCGTTTCCGAGGGCAAAGCCATACAAGACTCATTGTGCGACTTATGAAACAGGCAATAACTCAATCATATTTTACCGCGGCCAGGAGTCAATAAAAATATGGAGACGACACCCCAAACAATCGCGCCCCCCCACGACACCCCCCCCCGGGGGCCCCCCACACGCGCGCGCGCGCGCGCGACCCCCCTCAAAAATTCGGCTAAAAATAAAAAGGGGTCTTCAAAACCCGGCCCGGCCTCTAAGGTTGACGAGCAGGCTGGACCGGCAGGATTCGCGCAGGGTGTTCTAAAACTCAATCTGTACCCCTGGCAAAAGGAGGTTATGAATAACCTGGCTCCAATCTATAGCCGGGTAGCGCTAGTGGCCGCGAACGGTTCCGGTAAGACCTCCAACGTGATCGCTCCGGCCCTTGTCTGGCATATGGTATGCTTTGAGGAGTCCTTATCCGTCGTTACAGCGTCGGTATATCGCCAGGTCGAATCCGTTCTATGGCCTGCGATTAAAGCCCTCCTGAGGCCCTTTGGCGACATGGTTGAGGTCACCAGTGGGGAAATCCGCTTCAAGCACGCCTCGGGGCGTATAAGTCGTATTCTGGGCTTTACAGCGGGTAATGACAACGAATCAGCAGGCCGGGCGGAGGGTTTCCACGCGGCTAACCATGAAAGCGCCCCACTCATGTATGTTGTCGACGAGGCCAAGACCGTCCAAGACCCCATCTACGTTTCAGTGTTTCGGTGCCAACCAACTAGATTGTTGGTCGCCAGTTCCCCTGGAGCCCCGGTGGGTCAGTTCTACCGATGTTTTACAAAGGAGGCGGATCTGTGGAAAAAGACCAAGGCGACTGCCTGGGACTGTCCCCATATTAGCCCTTTGTACATACAAGAGATTCAACAGCGCTACGGCATTAACAGCCCATTCACTCAGTCAATGCTCAAGGCAGAATTCATGGACCTTGGGGAGGAGCGGCTAGTTGTGAGCCTGGGTAGCTACGATAACTGCATAAACAACCCGCCTATGCCAAATGGGATAGACAAGGCGGCTGGGATAGACTTCTCAGCCGGTGGGGACGAAAATGCCATAGCCATTAGGGAGGGTAACCGAGTGTTGCCACTGATTACATGGCGCGAAAGGGATACGATGGCTACGGTCGGCAGGATCATAATGGAACTCAAGAAGGCCGGGATTAAGCCAGAGCAAGTATTTGCGGACGCCGGTGGTCTAGGTTTGCCAATGTGCGACGCACTGAACGAGGCGGGATGGAATGTCAACCGGATCAACTTTGGTGGCAACGCCAGGGACAACGACGCGTACCAGAACAAGGGCTCCGAAATGTGGCACCGGCTAGCCAGGAAGATCGACACTTGCGACATTATCTTGCCCGACGACGATATCCTCAAAAGCCAGCTAGTTACCAGGAGGGCTCAGGCTACGTCGCGTGGAAAGCTGGGGCTAGAGTCCAAAGATGCAATGCGGTCCAGGGGAGTGGCGTCTCCGGACAGGGCCGACGCGGTCGCAATGGCATGCGACAACTGTGGACTCGACTACAACTTGACAATGGCGTACACGCGTCCATCTTTGCTTGAACTCATGAAACAGGCATCCGCGGACAACGAAATGTCCGGCTGGGATGTCGGGGGATAAACCGGAGGAAAACAACATGAACTGGAAAACAACTGCAACTGGAGTTTTGTCAATCGTAGTAGCCATCGCTGGAGCAGCGGTGGAATTTTTGAAGACAGGCAAAGTGCCTGACCTTGCGGTACTACTTGCCGCCGTCATCGCTGGGGTTGGCTTGATCAAAGCCGCAGACGCCAAATAACATTTTGTGTTTTCGTGGATTGGCGCTCTTATCGAATTGCTCAAGGCAATTGTAGGATTGTTCCCCGGGGAACGTGAGCGCAATGAGTCTGCAATTAGGAAAGAGTGGTCTGAAGGTCGTAGCCGGATTGACAGTGCTTTTGGCGCTAGTGCTTGGTGGTTGCGCAAGCGTGAGCCCGGTAGTGAGGACGTCGGGGAACGCGGACAGACTGATCAACGACCCAAGGTTTAATGAGGTCACAAGGTCAACTCCAAACGTACAATCTTGGGCATACGACGCAATCAACACGGTAAACGATTTAGAGTACGAAGTAAGGGTAAGAAATAATGGAACCAATAAATAACGAACTTCATACGCGTATCCTCCGGGATCTGAAGAACCGTGCAACTTGGGACGCTCGGCAGAGGCAGTTCTATGAAATGCGTACGTTCGGCATGCGTCGTAAAGTTAAGCCATGGCCCACCGCGGCGGACATGCACGTCGCGTTGATTGATCGCATTATTGAAAGACTTAAACCCAACTACGTTAACTCAGCCCTCGGCAACGATGTTGTCGCCGGGTTTGTTCCGATGCGTCAACAGTTGGTCCCGCTCACCGTCACAGCAGAGCGCTACTTCGACTACAAGATCCGGGAGCGTACCGCATTCCAATTTGAGATTGTAAGACTAATTGACGACATGCTCTTGTTTGGCCGGGCCGTACTCAAATCAATTTGGGACGAGGGCAAGAAGGAGATCATCTTTCAAGCAATCGATCCGACCAGGTTTATCGTACCGGACCAGACTGTTGCCCTGGACGACGCCGACTATCTTTGCCATGTCATGGTTCTATCGGTGGAGCAGTACAAGCGCGTCGCGGCCTACAACCAGGACGAGGATTTTGTCCGAAGGATCGCCGGACGTGGGACAAAATTTGAGGGCATCAATACCGAGAAGGAACAGGCAGTTTACCAGCGCGAAGGTATCACCTACGACTCTCGCCCGGACCGCATTATCCTTTGGGAGATTTACACTCGCAACGAAGACGACGAGTGGAATGTTGCGACATACTCGCCCTTAGCGACGACTGAACCAGTGCGCGAAGACTTTGTTCTTCCGTACAAGCACGGTCAGTGTCCCTTTACAGAATTTAGCTACGAGTTGACCAACGGAGGATTCTACTCATCCCGCGGACTTGCAGAGATTCTGGCGGCTAACGAAATGACGCTGGCGAAGCTGAAGAACTCCATGCTCGACTTCCTTGAGCTTGCTAATCGTCCCCTGTTCCAGGCGGACAATCCTGTCTCGCTGAACATGGCTAACTTGAAAATGCAACCTGGTCAGATTCTGCCACAGGGCATCAAGCCAGTTCAGATGACCACCCCTCCGATGGACTTCATGCGCGTCATGTACGACGAACGAGCAGAGGCGGAGCAGAGGGTTGGAACAATTGATTTCGGAGTCGGCAACAATCCCTCGGAACCCGGTAGCTCCAGAAAAACTGCCACTGAGATTCAAGCGCTGGTGAACACCGGTTCCGCGGGAGCCGACTTGAGAAACCGACTGTTCCGAATGTCGCTAGGTCGCCTGTTCCGTCAGTGTTGGGCAATCTATCTGCAGTACGACAAGAAGGATTTGAACTACCGATATGCAGAAGACACTGGCACGGTCCCGCCGGAAGCACTTCACGAACAGTATTCGATTATGCCCAAGGGCGGTTACGATTTCCAAACTCGCCAGTTCCAACTTCAGAAGGCAGTGGCTCGGATGCAATTGCTCGGACAATCTCCGTTCATCAACCAGGCAGAACTTGTTAAGTCAGTACTCGAGCTAGACGATCCGAGCCTGGTACGTCGCCTTGTCCAAGATCCAATGATGAACCAGCAGGAACAACGCGAAGAGCAGGCGAAGGAACTTGCCGCGATGATGACGACCGCTTTCCCGATCTCCATCAAGCCTACCGACGATCATAAGGCCCACCTCGAGATCATCTTTGACTTCCAGCAAGCAGCGGAAAAGGGATTCCGTCAGGTTGACCAAGCTACTGCACAAGCGATCGGACAGCACCTGACTCAGCACTTAGAGGCGCTCGAGAAGATTGATCCTAATGTTGCCAGGGCAATTACTGCCGAGCTCAAGAAGATGAACAACGCGAAACAACGCCAGCAACAGCAAGGGCCCCAGGGTCAAATGCCTCCTCCAGAAATGGCTGGACAAATGCCTCCAGAGATGCCACAACCGATGGCGTGATAGCACTAATGAGACCGGAAGGGCAACTGGAAGCACTCCATGCCCTATATTCCTGGGCGAACGAAGTTGGGGTAAATGGTTCAGCAGTTGAGGTTGGCACATTCTCGGGTGAAAATGCGGTGGTCATGGCTCAATATTTCAAAAGCGTAGTCACGGTTGATCCGTGGGCGAATGGATACGACAAGGACGATCACGCCTCGAATGCGGATATGTCCGAGGTTGAGAAAAAGTATTTTGACCGCATTAAAGATCTTAAAAATATTTCACACCTAAAACTCACTAGCCTAGACGCCTCCGGTAGGTTTGCCGATGCGTCTCTGGATTTCGTGTACCTAGACGGAGATCATCAGACAGATGCTGTGGCAGCAGACATCGACGCCTGGAAGTCAAAGATTAGAAGCGGTGGCATTTTAGCCGGTCACGACATTAACATGGAAAAGGTGTATAATGCTCTCAACCAAAGACTTAATGGAGTTGCTGCGAAGTTATTCAAAGACAGTTCATGGGGGGTAATTATATGACAAAACTAAGAGCTATGTTAAACTTTATTCGATTTACCAAGTGGGTAGACGAACCTGAGTGGACCGGTGACGACGCCAGGGCACTCGGAAGTTTCATGAGATCAGAGCACGGTGTTAGGTTTGCCGCGATCCTAAGAAACATGACCATTAGGCAGGATTCTAGCGCAGTTCAAAAAGGCGACTTGACAGCGTGTGGGTTTGCAATAGGTTTCAGATCTGCAGTGGCAGTTATCGATTCCCTTGGAATTGATGCCACTCATCCCGCGGGAGGGGCAGACGACTAGAGGTTTCCCGCGGAGTACATAGACTAGTCACAATCCCGCCTGAGATCGTTAACCATCTCGGGGCTGGAGTAAAGGGGTTAGCATGGGTAATGGAATAGAACTGACGGAGGAATCGTTACGAAGAGCGGCCATGATTGAGGATGGGATTATCCCTCCAGATAAAGTGGAAGCAAAAACGGAAGCGGAGCCAACGTCGGAACCAGTGGAGAAGACCGAGTCGAACCCCACGTCGACGACAGAACCTAAAACAGAAAATTCGCCTTCCGCGACCGAAGTTGTGGATCAAAAAGGTGATAGTTCTTTAACAACGACACAGTCTGAGAGTCCGGTTGAGTCATCCGACAAGGCCAAGGAAACCAGCAAGTACGAGAAGCTAAAGAACCGCCAGCAGAAAGAATGGGAAGCCATTCAACAAGCAAAGGCGGAATCTAAGGCTGAGAAGGAAAGTCTGGAACGCGATCGCAATGAATTCTTACGCGAACGCGAAGAGGCAAGGAAGACCGACCAAGAGAGACCGGCAGGCAAGTTTGACGCGACAGACTACCGAAACGCTGCGAAGCAGTTCCGGGAGGAAGGTCGAGAAGACTTAGCCGAGCAGGCAAACAAGAGAGCAGAAGAAGTTGAGAAGCACGAAGTACAGCAACAGGAAAGAAAAGTAAAGGAAATTGGCGAGAAGGCATGGAACGACAATTTGACAAAAATGGTCGAAAGGCATCCAGATCTAAAGGATGCAAATTCAAGCCTCCACAAGAAAGTTTCCGATCTTCTCAATACAAAGTCTGTTCTTCGTCAGTATCCTGACGGCATCGTCGATGCAGTCGAGATTGCGCAACTTGCCCTTAAAACGGATAACTCAACCGGATTAGCAGATGAAGTCGAAAAGCTTCGCAAAGAAAATGCGGAGTTCAAAAAACGTTTACAACCTGGAGTAGGATCACCATCAACTCCGGCACCGAAGAAACAGTTTAGGGATTTATCCGTAACTGAACAAGGTGCCGAACTCCGCCGAATGGCGGTTGAGTTTGACGATGCTAACTAGGTTGGACAATAGGAGATAAAATTATATGGCACTAGTAACCTCTGGCTCGCTCGCCGCGGCCTACCAAGAGTATTTCTCAAAAGAATTACTCCAACGCCAATTGCCCATCCTTCAGATGGAACAATTTGGAATGAAAGCTGCTCTTCCCCGGAAGAATGGTAGCAAGCAGATTCGTTTCTTCCGTTACGACAATCCGAGCATCAGCTCGATCATTGAAGTAACCTCAGAAGGCACAAACCCTGGATCGAACGAACGTCAGTTGACCCTGTCGACTGTTGGTGCGACCCTCCAGCAATTTGCCAGTTTGGTCAAACTCAGCGACATTCTGCAAGCCACAAACCTATTCGATTCAATGGCACAAGCCACGACCCAATTGGCAGAAGATCATGCGTTGCATGCCGACACATTGGTTCACCGTGTGCTCACGACCGGAACTACCTCCGGAACTGG